AGCGACCCTGCCGCCAATTCGCAGACTGGCACCAAGCCTCGCACGGGTCATGGCCCGGCTTCACCCGCTCACTGGTGCGGTGATTGACGTTCGCAAGCATGAGCCGACCAAGAACCTTTACGAGGCTGGCCGGCAATTCCAGTTCGGCCAGCGCAGCGCGATCTGGTCCCACGTCACCGATGCGCGGTTTGATGCCTCACAAGCTACCCGCTGGGAACTGCTTCGGAAGATTCGCTACTTCGAGCAAAACTGTCCCCTGGTTCAGAAGCTCGCGGACCTGTTCGAGCTTTACACTGTCGGCCCTAACGGCCTGGTTATGGCCCCAGGAAGCCAGGACGAACGGTGGTCTCAGGCCGCCCAGGTTTACTACGGCTCATGGTGCCAGTTGCCGGACCTGTGCAGCCTTCTGCCCCTGACCGTAATCCAAAGCCTGACCGCCCGCCTGTGGTTCATTGACGGCGAGGTCTTCATTTTGAAGACGCGCACCGCGATGCCCCCATACCGCCCGAAGATCCAGCTTTTGGAATCGCACCGTGTGGGGACGCCTTCAAAGCGGTTCATGCCGGACAACTCCAACATCGTTGACGGCGTAGAGGTGGAACGGAACGGCAAACCCGTTGCCTACTGGGTGCAGAACGGATTCGAGGCAGGGGAGCCCACCCGCATTCCGGCCGAGAGCATCATTCACATTCACGAACCGGCTCGGGTTGGCATGTATCGCGGCATCACGATGTTCTACGCCGTCCTGAATGCGCTGCATGACCTGGACGACTTGCAGCAGATGGAACTGATGGTGGCGAAGGACCAGGCGGACACGTCCACGGTCATCAAAACGCCGACCGGCGAAGTGACCGATCCCAACGATCCGAACGGCTGGAACACACAAACGGAAACAAGTTCAGCGGTTGCCAATCCGCTGACGGAATACTACCGCCGAGTCTTCGGGCCAACGACCAAGGTAATGAAAGTCGGCGATGAGATTGACAAGAGCGGCCCCGAGCGCCCCACCGTCATCCAGCAATGGTATTGGAAGTTTCTCTGCGAAGAAATCTGCAACGGGGTGGGCATTCCGCTGGCAATGGTGTTCCCGGAGTCCATGCAGGGCACGGTCTATCGCGGGGTGCTCGACAGCGCCAACGCCTATTTTCGGTCGCGTTCCGCCGTGCTCGCTGCCGCCTGGAAACAAGTTTGGGAATACGTCATTGATTTTGGCTCGCGGGTAGAGCCGTCCATTGCCGCCAAGCCTAAAGACTGGCGGACGGTGAATGTCCGCGCCCCCCGCGCCGTGAATGTGGACGTTGGCCGCAACAGCACGGCGATGCTGGCCGAGTTGGAATCCGGCACGCGCACGTTCGCTCAAATCTACTCCGAGACCGGCGAGGACTGGCGCGAGCAGCTTGAACAGCGGGCCAAAGAGGCGGCGTTCATCAATCAGATTGCCCGCCGGCACAGAGTCCCGCCCACGGCGATTACTCAACTTGCCGTGCCGGGAGCAACCAAACCGCAGCCGGGTAAACCGGCTCCAGAACCAATCCAGGAATGAAGAAACTGTGGAAGCGCATCAATGACTGGCTCCAGGTGAGCCAGGTCGCCAATGAAGCGGACACCACGCCCGCTGAAATGCTCATCTATGACAAGATCGGCAAAGACCCGTATGACGAAACCGGCACCGGCGCCCAGGACTTTGACGCGGCGCTGAAGGCGATCCCGGAGGGGAAAGCAATCACCGTGCGGATCAATTCGCCGGGCGGGAGTGTGTGGGATGCAATGGCCATCTACAACATACTCCGCAGGCAGCGTGCCGGGAGAGTGACCTGCCAGGTGGACGGCATTGCCGCGTCCAGCGCCAGCCTGATTGCCCTGGGCGGCTCAAAGCTGAAGATGTCGAAGGCTTCGTTGCTGATGATGCACAACCCGCAAGACATCTGCTATGGCAGCGCGGCAGAGATGCGGGCCAGGGCCGACAAGCTGGACCAGCACAAGGAAGCCATTGCCTCAATCTACGTTGACAACTCGAACATGACCAAGGAGCAGGTCCTGGAGGCGATGGACAAGGAAACCTGGCTGACCGGGGAGCAGTGCCGCGATTGCGAGATGTGCGACGAACTGACCGATGACGAGCCCGTCAAGAACGCTTTTGATCTTTCGATTTACCGGCGTGTGCCGGACCAAATCGGAAAGCAAAAACCACAAGCGCCCCGAAACGCAGGGGCCAAACCAAAGGAAACGATAGTTATGAATCGTAGCGAAATGATCGCCCTGCTTCAGTCTCGGGGCGTGACGGTGCCGGAAAACAGCACCGATGAATGGCTGAAAGACCAGGTGAAGCACATTGCGGCCAAGCCTGTTACACCGCCCGGAGCGGCAACCACGCCCCCGCCGGCAGACCCGAACGCTGTGACCCCCCCGGTCATGGTGTCGAATGCCGAACTGGCCGACAGGTTGAGCCGGATGGAGACCGAACGCAACGCCGAGCGCAAGGCTCGCATCACCGCCGTTGTCAACGGACTGGTGGACGACATGCGCTTGACCGCCGAGGAAGCCCCGAAGGCAATCGCCCGCGCCACTGCGGACGAAACCTATCTGGACGAACTCCGCGCCCGGAAGCCGAACATCCCCGGACATGCCCCGCTGAACTCCGGCATTGCGGTCCTGGGCGAGGACGTGCGGAGCATCATGGATGCCCTGCGGCGCAACATTATCACCGGCGTCAACAACGCCGACAAGATGGTCACGACTGCGACCGAGCGCAGCGTTGCCATTGCGCAGATATTCAGCCGCGAGCGCGAGCGGATTCTGCCGGTGCTCAACGCAACCACCGTCACGATTGACAGCGCCCTGAAGCGCGTTGCCATTCTGAATGAGACGATCCGGGCTTTTGCGACCCGGATTCTGCCGCTGCGGCTGTTCGCCACGGCGTTTCAGAACGTGCCGCTGCAAGGCACTGATGAGGTCGTGGTGCCCTACTACCCGTTGCAGACCGCCGCCAGCACCAACTGGGACGGCTCGACCGGGTATGCCTTTGCTGACACGGTGACAACCAGCATGAAGAAGATCACCGTCAACAAGCGGAAGTATCAGAGCATTGACTACGGCAGCGACACCTTCCGCCGTCAGCCGTATTTCGATGCCGTCCGGCTTGGCAACATCAATGCCGAGAAGCTGGCCGTGGACGTGATTAACGACGTGCTGAGCGTTGTCACGGCTTCCGCCTATGGCGCGGCAGTCAAGACCGCCGCCGCCGCCGCAATGACCAGTGATGATGTCATTGACATTGCCGGCGCGTGCAATGCCGCAAGCTGGCCCGATGCCGGGCGCGGTTTGATCGTGGATTCGGCTGTGAACACCGCCTTGATGAAAGACACCGCCTATAAGCTGGCGCTAAACATCTCCGGCACGGAGGTTATTCGCGGCGGCAAACTGCCAAACATTTCAGGCTTCGAGTACGCCTGGATGCCCAACTTGCCGACCAACAGCGAGAAGCTGATCGGGTTTGCCTGCTTCATGTCGGGCATCCTGGCCGCCTTCTGCCCGGTGGAGCCGACGCCGGAAGTGCGGACGGCGCTGTCCGCCTACGAGGTCGTGACCGACCCGGCCAGCGGGATCAGCCTGAACTACCGGGCCTGGGGCGATGCGGACCTTGACCGCTCCAAGCAGGTGATCGAGTGCGCCTACGGATACGTGGCCGGAGAGGCCGCCGCGATCAAGCGCATCTGCACTCCGTAAACAATCGCGGGAACAGCCCCGGTCGCAAGGCCGGGGCTGCCTGCAACCAAAAAACGTAACTATATGAGGCAAGCCTTTATTCTCGGACGCAAGCACGGAGAGACGGAATGGAAAATGGTTGTTCCACCTGAGACACCATTTCACGAAGTAACCGAGGCCGGGCGCAGAATGAAAACAGAGGCGTATGCGGATGGTAAGACACGTCCGACAAGCCCATTATACGCTCAGTTGAAGTTCTATTCCGCCGAACCGGATTGGACTCTGACGATGGAGGCCGCCGCAACCAAAGAAAGCGAGAAAATAAGAATGAAGAAATCAGTTGTTAGTACCATTGCGGCTGGCCTGCTGCTAGCTCTGTCCGCATTCACTGCCGCAGCGCAAGCACGCTATGATTCCAGCTACGTGCTGGCGTCGGGCGATGCGACCTACATCACCATCCCCGGCAGCGGGGCTAGAACGAACGTCAACTACGTGATTGATTCCCGTTTGCAGGACAAAATCACGTTGCAGATTGACGTGCTCGCCAACACCAACGGCGCGTACACGTTCTCGTTCCCGATTCAGCGGAGCGGGGATGGCGCGAGTTATGCCGCAATCACCGATTACATCACGTTTGCCGTGACTGGACATACCAATACCGTGCTCACCAACCTGAGCACGTATGGGGTTGGCTGGCTTAAGATACCTTGGCTCACCAACAACAGCATTTCGGGCACTATAACAAATATCGTGATACGCCCGATCCTTAAGCGCAACGCCCAATAGGAGAGTCCAGGAGAGTCCAAGTCAGCCAGCAGGTGCCCCAACGATCCGAGCTTGGCGGATCGTTGGGGTGTGCCCGATGAACAGAAGCAAGGCAGAACCAATGAAACGAAGATTCCTGTTAGCACTGGCAGCGGTAGTCCTGTCAGCACAATGCGCCATGTCGGCAACGGTTGTGGGCAACATGCTGGACATTTTCGGAAGCGCCACCGGGACCAGGGTTCGCTTCGTTCCGCCTGGGCCTCTGGCGATTGGCACCAACACCTACCTGGACTACCCGCGTTCGGCCTCAATCACCAACGGGCTCTTTACGGTGTGGCTGGCGGGCGGGTTCTATGATGCGGAGTTTTCTCCGACCACGTTGAAGCCAATACGGGTTCTGGTGTGGCCCAGCGACACGAACACCTACACGTTCAACCATGTAGCGACGCTGGCGGTCAACGCCGCGATGTTCAACGGCAGCAATCTCACCGTCCAGGTGGCGGGGAGCAACGGGGTAGCGAGTTTTAACACGCGGACGGGGCTGGTGACGCTGTTGAGCAACGACGTGGTAAATGCGCTGGGGTATGTGCCGGGGACGGGAAGCGGGTCCGGGCAGACGAACTGGGATTACACGGCGATTACGAATGCGCCGTGGGTGACGAATCGGCAGGAGCAGGTGGAGTTTTTCTCCGTAAATATACCAAATGATTCTGGCGAAGGTTTAGTCTTTGTGGGTGAAACAGGCGCAACTAATCTGATTGTGTTCTACTCCAATGATAGTGGAATATGGGCTCCAACATACTTTGGTGTCGGAACTTATTTGACCGACCTGAACGCCTCGGCGCTGGCCTCGGGCACGGTGCCGCTGGCGCGGCTGTCGGGCATCAGCAGCAATCAGTTCGATGCGGGGACATGGGCGGCGGCGACGCACGGAAGCTGGAATTGGGGTTCCTTCTTGAGTTTTCAGGAGTTGCCCACGTGGATGATGGCGCAGGCACACGTTGGGCATGACGTGTTGCAGGCGAGGATTGCGGACAAAACTAAATACTTCCGGCGGTTTGCAGCTTTGGGGGCCGGAGTAACGAATCAGGCACTTATTTCCTGCATGTCCACATCCTTGCCGGGCACCTTAATTCTCTTATCCAACGGGGTCCACAATATAGGTCCGAGCAACGTGTTGCTCAATACAAACTGTTTGCTAGTCGGAGAGTCCATGAGCAACACCGTGATCGTGACGAGTGAAAAGACGGTCCGGCTTGTGCCGTTGACCGGGGCGACGATTGCGAATCTGACCTATACGAATATCACACCGACCAACGACTGGGGTTATAGCGGGGGCATTGGAAACGCCGCCCCCTACCAAGCGCAAACCGATGTGCTGATGGTAAATGTGATGTGCTTCGGCAACGAGGACTCGACGTACTTCTTCGGCGATGCGGAAATCAAGCTGTTTAACTATTTAGGCTTCGGGCGGTGGGACAACTTCACCTGCGGTTGCGCCAAGGCGGATCTGTTCAACTGTTACTTTTATACAGATGACACTGTTGAGGGACATATTCCAGACACTGTTCATGGGGTGAGATGGGGAGGGATAAGTGGGCGGGGTGGATTGGTCATGCGTCACTGCTTTGTGACAAACAACATTACTGGGACACATCCGGTGGCGACTCCAATTGCAACGTATGGGGTAAAAGTAACTAGTGGGAATGGCATAATTTCCATAGCTGATAGTTCAGTGGGTATTATCGGGGACGCTGTTGGTGAATTGGAGGACCCGATTTATGGGCTGGATGGTTCGGGAGGATTGGAGTCCGTCGTGATACGGCGGGCCAATGTGCTGTGCAATTATCCCGATAATGTTGTAGTGACGCTGCCGTGATGAGTGGGAAGGCAGAATGAAGAATGCAGAAGGATGAGAGGCGGCTTCACATTTGAGGAACGGGTGGCGCTCTGGGTGCTGGCGGTGTTGCTGGCGTGCGTGGCCGTGGCGTTTGTATTTGCCGCGAACCAGGCTGGGGCGGCGGAAGCGCCTCCGGTGCCGAAGGCCATGCCCACGCCGGCGCCGAACTACCGGACCTGGTTCTTTGCGGCG